GCATTAGTCTACGACTTAACCTATGGTGAGACTAGCGGTTGTAATCTAGCAACACAAATTGCAGCTAGAACATACTATACCTACTCAACATTTGTTTATCCTAGCACAGAAAAAGCAGGATGGTTGGCTATTCAAACTCGAGTTAAAGCAATTATCACACAAATTGCTCAAGCGTCGGCAGTTACAGCAACAGCAGGTAACGTAACATCGCAAGATGTAAGCGGAACAGCAGGTAGTTCAACAGCTGGTACATTTGCACAAGCTCGTGTACAAGAAATCTATGATACAATTAATACAGGCACAGCACCTACAACAATTGCTCCAAGCACAGCTTGGGTAAGTGCATCATTAGTAGCATCTAGAACTGCATTGAATGCGGCTAAAACAGAAATTCAAACTCATGCTACTGATTATGTTGCAGTTAATTTCCCAACATTGGTCTATAATATAACAACATGTCAACGTGACGTTGGCTATATGGTTGATGCTCTAGGCTATGATTTAATGTTTGGCAGCAACTATCTATCAATTCAAAGCGGCATACAATATCAGAAAGCTACAACATCGGCCCAATACGTAGTTGCTAATCAGTTGGCTGCAACAACAGCAATTATCAACTTCATTGGTGAAAAATCACAGTTCGTTGTTGCTAGTGATCCTGTACAACGTGCAGACGTACTATGGGGCAATATCTTAAGATATATAACCAGCGGTGTTCGTCCAATTGTTACTGGTAACAATTCACCGACAACTGATGCTGATATCAAGAACGGCGCACAGATTCTAAGTCTAAACACAGCGTTTATGCAAGCTGAAGCAACTGCTTATATTTCAAATACATTCAAGGCCACAGTCACAGCGGCAACTGCTTCAACAGACACATTTACTTGTAGTACCACAGCGTGGATGGTGGTTGGCGATGCTGTTAGATTTACAGGTTCAGTAGGTGGCGGTGTTTCATTAAACACAACATACTACATTTCAGCAATCGTTGACGGATTAACATTCAAACTTAGCTCAGCATTAAATGGCGCAGTATTTGACGTTCCAACAAACTTCAGCGGAACGATGACTGTTAGCTACTACTATTCTGCAGCAAGATGTCAAAATGACGTAGCTCAGTATATCAATGCCGTTACCACAGATATGGTTTATACCGGTAACTACAATTCTGTAATGGCGGCACGTTTCTATAGAAATGCATTAACTGGTTCTAAACTAGATGACTTCTATTATGTACGTAATGGTGGTGGTGTTCGTAATCAAACCTTAACAGGCCTAGACGGTAGCTCCGATGGTAATACAACTGGCTATCAGTCAGCTCTAACTGCAACAATTAATGCATATGGAACGAAACGTCCACGTGCAGGTGCATATGTTTCCTTAGATCCAGGTTGGGGTCCAAGTGACAGCAGAGTTTGGGTATCTAGCAAATCTACATACGTACAAAACGTAACAACATTTGGCATCGGCTGCGTTGGACAGAAAATTGACGGTTCATTACACGCAAGTGGTAACGATTCTATCGTATCAAACGACTTTACACAGGTATTGTCAGACGGTATCGGTGCATGGGTTACTAACCTAGGTCGTGCAGAACTTGTTTCAGTGTTCTCGTACTATAACTACATGGGTTACCTAGCAGAAAACGGTGGTAAGATCCGTGCTACTAACGGTAACAACTCATACGGTACATATGGTTCTGTTGCAGAATTCATTGACACTAGCGAAACTCCAGTTACTGGATTCGTTACTAACAGACTAGCCGGCGCTGACGTTCGCAACGTATTACTAAGCGGTGACCAAATTTGGGCCGTTGAATACGGTAACGCAGGTTCTTCATATACATCAGCAACATACAGCTTCTCAGGAGCAGGTAACTTTGCAGCAGCAACAGCAAATGAATTCCGCGATGGCGCAGTATTCAACGTTAGAACTATTGATCCAGGTGACTCAACAGGTGGTGGTGGTTACAACTACTTGACAAGTTCAAATACTGGTCAGGGTGGTACAGCTCTAACTGTTACTCTAGCAGCAGCTGATCAACAAAACTCTACAGCTTATGTTGGTATGATGCTTAATATTACTGGCGGTACAGGTGCTGGACAATACGGTGTTATTTTAGCTTACAGCAATGCAAGTAAAGTTGCCACAATGGTTAAAGATTCATTTACAACTTTAACTGTAACAGCTACAGCGATCACTACAAACTTGATCACAGTATCAGGAATTGACACATTGTATTACAATATGCCAATTATCTTAGATACAGCAATTGGTAACTTGCTTGCTAACACTCCTTATTATGTAATGACTGTGCCAGCAGGAGCAAATATTCCATTAGCCACAGTATCGAGAAGTTCAGCAACGGCTACTATTGTTACTTCAGTAGCACACGGTCTGTCAACAGGTCAAACTATCAGTGTATACAACACTGGTACAGCATTGGATTCAGACTTAAACAAAGTAATTACTGTAACTAACGCAACAACATTTACATATACATCTGGTGCAAGCGGTACAATTGGTTCTACAGCAGCAACATCAGCTGTAATTACACCTGATTATAAGATCACTGTTACATCAGCACCTAGCGGCGGCAGTGCATTTGTACTAGCAACAGCTACTGGTACAGTTGGTTTGTATGCAGCAGGTATGGATCACGTGGTTGCAGGAACACCAATCCTAAGTAGTCTAAGTGTAACAACTGTTTACACAATTACTCCAAGATTGTCATTTACAGCACCTGGATATACTAAATCTACAGCAAGTTTACCTTCAGCGGTAAACTGGACTGACGGAGTATACGGTGATGCATACGGTTCTTACACCAGCGTTTCAGCTACAGGTGGTAGCGGAAGTCTAGCAACATTTGATGTGGTTAGAAGAAACGGTGTTTATACAGTAACTCCTAATATTCCAGGTGTACTATATGTAGTAGGAAACACATTAACAATCGCAGGTACAAGTCTAGGTGGTACAAGTGCAAACAACATCACTGTAACTGTAACAGGTATTGTTACAGGTAGTTCTGGTGTAAGCACAATTACCTACACAGGTACTCCAATTGCTCCTAAATATGTTGCAATTTCAAACGGTACAACTGCTGGAGCAACAAGCACAGACGGTGTTACTTGGACCGCACAAACATTACCAACTACCGCAGCAACAGCTATCGAATACGGTGTTGTTGCCAACGTAGGTTACTGGGTAATTGTAGCTACAGGATCAACAGCCTACTACTCAACAGATGGTATTAACTGGCAGTCGGGTGGTATTGGATCTACAAATAACTGGTCTGATATTGTCTATGCAAACGGTAAATTCACAGCGATTGCTCCAATTAATACAGTTTCAGCACAACGTTCTGTAACTTCAAACGGTGGCGCTACATGGAACAATGGTGTATTAACAACTGGTGCAAATGCTATTGCAGGAAGTGTATTTAGATTTGTCACAGTGCAAGGTTCTGCAAGTGGTGCAACCAGTAACAGCGTATCACATTCAGTAGACGGTACTACATGGTTAACTTCAACATTACCAAGTGTTGCTAACTGGGTCGATGTTACATTTGGTAACGGTCGCTTTGTTGCAATCGCTGATAGCTCACAAGAAGGCAAAGGCAAAGCAGCTTACTCATTAGATGGTATTACTTGGTATGCAAGTTACTTGCCAGATAATCAGCAATATACCAGCATCCAGTATGCACAAGGTCTATTCCATGTAGTTGGTGCAAATCATTATGGTGCAACAAGCCCAGATGGTATTAACTGGACTACAAGAAACACATCATTAACAAACGTAACTGTTACTTCGACAGCAAAAGATACAACTGCTGCCACATATACAGCATTGACATTGCCGACTAATGCATACTGGCAAGATGTGATCTGGGACGGTGCCAAGTTTATCGCAGTTGGACATGACAACAGTGCAGCAGCGTACGGTGCAAGTTCAGCAGACGGTATTACATGGTCATCAGTTACATTACCACTAGTATCATCAACATACAGTTACTCAGCAATTGCATATAACGGCTCGACCAAATATGTTGCCCTAATTGCAGACACACGTCATATTGCTAGTTCAAGCGATGGTACAACATGGGCTGGAACTATCAATGCTATTCCAACAGCAGGCGGTTGGTCAGACATGATATTTGCAGGCGGCAAATTTGTTGCAGTCAGCGGCGCCCAAAATCGTACAGCATATTCAACAGATGGTGTTACATGGTTAAACGGCACAATTTCAGCTAGTGCTTCAGAGTACACAAGTATTGCCTACGGACAACCAGCTGCTACTGCTTACTATGTTGTAGTTGCTGGTCTAACAGCTACTAGCCAATATAGTGCTTATTCAACAGATGGCGTTACATGGACTGCCGGCACAACAATGCCAAGTGCAGATCTATGGAGTTCTGTAACATACGGTGGCGGCAAATTCGTTGCAGTAGCAGGTAATGCAACAACAGCAACAACCAAAGCAGCATACAGCTCAAACGGTACAACATGGGCAGCGGCTACATTGCCAAGCGGCAGATGGACCAAGGTTATCTACGGTGGCGGCGCATTTACAGCCTATGCTTATAACAACACAGCCACAGCTTACTCAACAGACGGTATTACTTGGGTAGCAGGTGCTAACTTACCAGTTGCAAGAAACTGGGTAGCAGCCGCTTACGGTAATAATAGAAACGTTGTTCTTCCTGGATTCCCATATGGTGCAACCCCAGGAACAATTATCAATGCTGGTGCGCAATTGAACTTTGTCTTAGACACTAACTATCTAACCCTAACAACACCTAGCTCATTGCTAGAAATTGGTCAGAAGATTAGATTTACACCTGGTACAGAAATCGGTGGATTAACATCTGCGATCTACTACTTTATTGTAGCAGTAAACGGAACTACACAGTTCTCAGTATCGTTAACCAAAGGTGGTTCAAAAGTTGTACTAAGCTCTGCTACAGGCACAATGACTGGTGCGGTAAGCAATAACTGGCTAGCACAGGCATTTGGTAACTACAACGGTACAGGCATTTATGTAGCATTACCGAACAATGGTGGACAAAAAGCTCTAACAGTTAGCACTGGATCTCGAACATTAGCTAGAGCATACGTAACTGGATCAGGTAGCACAACTATTATCGGTGCTATTTGGATTAGAGAACCTGGATCAGGCTACACAGTAGCTCCAACAATGACAATTACAGATCCTAACAACACTGGTATAGATGCTCCAGTGACTGTAAGAATTGGTAACGGTGCATTAGCTCAACCAACATTTACTAACAGAGGTACAGGCTATGCATCAGCAAGCTCTTCAATCGTTGGTAACGGTTATGCTGATAACTACCAGTTAGGTAACTACATTGGTTTCACTGGATTGACAAGTATTCCAGTTGCTGGTTCAAACGTACAGATCTTAGGTATTGACAAGATTTGGTACAGACTAGTAACTGTAACCGGTCTAAAGATAGACAGTCAAACTGGTCTATACTCAGCTACTCTGCAGATCAGTCCTAAGATTGGTAATGCAGAAGCTCCAGAGCATCTAACTCCAGTAACAATTAGACGTAGATACAGTCAAGTTCGTCTAACAGGACATGACTTCTTGAGCATTGGTACAGGAAACATTGTAAACACTAACTACCCAGGATTACCACTACAATCTGCTACTCCAAGTACAGAAACAGTTAATTCGGGTGGTGGTCGTGTGTTCTACACAAGTACTGACCAAGACGGTAACTTTAGAGTTGGTGGTTTGTTCAACGTCGAACAGGCAACTGGTGTAGCAACTCTAAACGCAGACGCATTTAACATTGCAGGTTTGAATCAGTTGAGTTTGGGTTCAGTAGCATTAGGCGGCACAGGTGCTGTTATTACTGAATTCTCAACAGACCCATATTTCACTCTAAATTCAGACTCTGTAGTACCTACACAGCGAGCAATTAAAGCATATATCACTAGCCAAATTGGTGGCGGTGGTTCACAGTTGAACGTAAATACCCTAACAGCTGGTGTGATTTATATAGCTGGACAAGCAATTAGCACAACTACTTCTGTCCAGATTAATATAAATACTAAGGTGAATTTCAAAGGTGGTATTGACGGTACTGCACTTGCTTTAAATTACTTTTTATTGAATAATTGATGGAGAATCGATAATGGCAACAGGATTATTAGGACAGAGCGCATTAGCAGCTTCTACTTATACTCAAGTATATGTAGTACCAGCTGGCTACTTTTCAGCTCTAAGCATTGCAGTGCTTAACCGTGGTACTACACAGGCTACCGTTAGAATCGCACTTACCGGAATTGTAGCACCGACATACCCAGGTGATGCAACGTTCATCGAGTTTGATACTATTCTCGGTGGCGGCGGCGTATTAGAAAGAACAGGTATTATGCTCAGTGCGGGCAAATATGTAGTTGTCTACGCCAACACAGCTAACATTTCCGTTAGCGTGTTTGGTATTGAAACTTCATTAACGTAATTTAGGAGAAAATAATGGGACGTCAAGTAACATCCTTTGGAACAGATGCAGTTGTTAATAAAACAATTACAACTACGTATACAGCTAACTCAGGCGAAAGAATTTTTGCCAATGCTTCAGGCGGTGCTTTTACAATCACTTTGCCACCAGCACCAAACGACGGTGACACAATTCAAGTCATCGACGTAGCGGGTATATTTGGTACAAACAACGTGACTCTAGCAAGAAATGGTTTAAAAATCCAAAACTTAGCTGAAGATCTAGTATGTAATTTAAACAACGCAGCAATTACAATGATTTATTCCGGTGCAACATTTGGCTGGGTCTTCATTGGACCATAATTAGGAACAAGAAATGACAAAACTATCAGATATTTTGTCTTCAAGAGAAATCAAAGCCAACGAGCAAAATCTTGAGAAGGGCAGAGTTTGGGTGGTGTCGAATACAAATATGTACAATTGTATATACGATGCTAACAAATACTGCTGGGTATCTCCAGGTTGCGGCACACTAACCATGGAAGTATGGGGTGCTGCTGGTTCCGGTTCAAGAATGTGTTGCTGCGGATTTGGATTACCTGGAAATGCTCCAGGATACACCAAAAAAACTATTGCAGTTTATTGCGGCAGTTGGATTTGTGCTTGCCCAGGAATGCCATGTAGTGCCGGTAGCTTATGCTTTGACGGCTGCGGTGTTCCAAGCTACTTACAGTGGGGACAGGCTAGAGATCTCTGTGGATATCAAACCGGATGCTTATGCGCAGGTGGTGGCCGTGGAGGCACATCAATCTGCTCAACAGGAACTTCAGCATACTGCTGTTTCCTATATTGCACATTCTGTACAACACAGTTACCAAACGCAAACTGCGGTATTGTATGTAATCATTGCCCAGGCGGCTATATTGGCTGCGGTTATGGCGGTGACGTTAACTGTTGTGGCGGTATTAGCTACGTGGCATTCAAAGGTTGCTTACCATTATGCCCATGCCAATCAGAAACTTATTTGGCAGCATCTCCAGGAATCTACGGTGAAAAAGGTGCGTTCCTAGTTTATCAACCAGAATCTGATCCAGAATACGATCAATGGTCTGGTGCTGGTAAGATGGGATCAATGCATGCTACAGCACACACATCAAGATGGCCAGGTGGTGGTATTGGTTGGCAAGCATGTTACTCAGGTCAACAGACCTGTGGATGCTACGAATCAGTTGGTTGCTATATGTATATGCCTTATGGCGTTGGTGGTGTTCAATCATTCCCATGCCCAGACGTTCGTGATATGGGCAAGCGTGGCGGTTCAGGTGCTATTAGATTAACCTATAGAGGTAGTAATAGCTACGGTCAAGTTTGTGGAAGATTGGGAGGTTACGGTTAAAAATGTCAACATTAACACAATTATTAGGTAATCGCGAACTAGCGTTTGAAGATAACTTAGAAAAAGGTCGTATCTGGGTTTACTCAGACGGCAACATGTATTCTGGTTTTTGTAATGGCTTCTGCTGGAAGCCGCCAGGTTGTGGTATTGCAACGATTGAAGCATGGGGCAGCGGCGGATCCGGCGCTAAGATGTGCTGTTGCGGTGCTAGCGTTTCTGGAAATCCAGGCGCTTATGTTAAAAAGACTATTTGCGTATGCCCAACAAACTATGTTTGCGGATATGTAGGTCGTAGCTGTAACAATGCTGACTCACTATGTTTCCGTGGTTGCTCAGAAGCAAGCTGTGTATGCTGGTATGGCTGTTCACAGTTATCATTGTTTGAATCAGGCATGCAGCCAAAATGTCAAGAATCATGGAAAGGCAATAACCCATGGGGTTGGGGCAATAGCTCAGGCGATCCGATCGCTGCTACAGCAGTTAACTCTCCGATGCAGTCTTATATCGGTGATACTATGGGTAACAAAGGTAGTAGCACACAAGCCAGTGGTGCAGCATGTACAGACTCATGCTTCAGTACATGCTGTGCTAGTGCTGTCTGCGGCGGCTCATTTACCAACGGTTGCTTATGCGCTCAAGGCGGCAAAGGCGGCCTATCATACTGTATGGACGATAAGTCAGCTTATCAGTGTTTCATCACAGGCGGTCATTGCGGTTCAAGAGTAGGCCCAAGACATAATATGTGCGATCCAGGACACAGCGGTTGCGGTATTATCTGTAACATGTGTAACGATGGTGGCGGTATTGGTTTTATCGCTTGTGGCTACGGTGGTGATGTTAACTGCTGTGGTAGCTTTTCATGTTCAGGATTCTTTGGTTGCTTACAAACATGTCCTTGCTTGCACGTTTATACACATGCTGGTCCCCCAGGTCAATTCTCAACAGAAGGTGGTCTAACATCGTATACACCAGAAGCTGATAGTCCACAGTCTTCATGGGCAGGCAGTGCTAAAATGGGTTCAATGAACGGTATGATGGCACTAAGCAGACAACCATCAGCAGTTGTACACAATTCTTGTTGGAATAACAACAGAACTTGCGGCTGCTATGAAATGGAAGGTTGCTATCAATTCGTACCTTACGGTTGGCCAGGTGCAGGCGCAATGCCATGTCCAGGCGTTCGTGACCAAGCAGGTCGCGGCGGTATGGGTATGGTTAGAATTAAATATGTTCCAACTGATGGAGGCAATACGTACTAACATGGCAACTTTAAAAGCATTAGTTGAAAAGAAACTAGATCAAATTGATTTTGACGAAACAAATTTAGAAAAAGGGCAGATCTGGGCTTTTAGTCCAGCTGCTGAATACTCAAACTTTATCGGTGGTTTTTGCTGGATAGCATGCGCCACAGGTAAAATAATCCTAGAGTCTTGGGGTGCGGGTGGTAGCGGAGCACGTATGTGCTGTTGCGGCCACGGTGTTCCAGGAAATCCAGGTGCGTATGCTCGTAAGTGTGTCTGCGTAGTTGCAGGTTGCTTTATCTGTGGATATGTTGGCCTAAGCTGTAACAATGCTAGCTCATTATGTTTTAGAGGCTGCTCTGAAGCCACATGTTTATGCTGGTTTGGACGTAATCCAAATACAGGTGCTGCTATCAACGGCTGTATCTGTACAGAAGGCGGACGTGGAGGCACAACCTACTGTAATCCATCAGGCGTAATGTTCTGCTGTTTCGTAGGCGGTAACTTCTGTAACACTAACTATTCAAACGGTACTTGCGGTATTATTTGTAACTATGGTAGTGGTACAGCTAACTGTTGTGCAGACGCCTACGGCGGAGACATAAATAAACGCGGTGGTTTCAGTTGTGTTACATTCTGGACCTGTTATGGTAACTGCCCATGTTCAACACAATATCACGTAGGAATTGCTCCAGGATTTTTCTCATGTGATGGTGGTGTTGTTACATATGGTACAGAATCAGATAACGGATTCTCAGAATGGTCAGGCATGGGATATCATCAATTTACCCATACATTGAACGGCATGAGCAGAAGTCCACAACGCGGCACACCTTGGACACAATGCTGGAACTCAATGAGAAGCTGCGGATGTTATGATACACAAGGCTGCTGGCCAATGCTTCCTCCAGGAGCAGGTGGTTTACCAGCAACACCATGCGGTGACGTTCGTGATAACGGATGGCGCGGTGGTTTAGGATTAGTAAGAATACAATTTATTTCAAGGACGTAAGATGAGAAAAACATTTACAGCGGTTCTACCAGATGAACCATACAAAACAACTACTAAATTGAATAGAACAGTAGAGTGTGCTTATACAGGCCCACGCTACATTCTAGTCAGAGTGGAAAAAACCGACGGTAAAATCTATTGCGTAGATGGTGGTGCAGAAACGTTAGAAGAGTTAGATGCTTCGAGATTAACCGTTGAACAATTACATGACGAAAAACACGATCAAGTAGTTATCGATGCAGATGTAGACACATGGATGGCAGCGCATCTTACACATGATTATGAGCATAGATCTGTTCCTAATTATGTTGAGACATTGCCAACTGGCGAAGTTTACGAGTATAGCTACAATGACGAACACAGTGCTTGTTCACAGCCTTATTATACAAATGACTCGTATTTTAAGAAAGAAACAAATACATGGATTCGTCCACGTATGAGAACACACGCTGTTACTCGTCAGTCATTTATGGATAGTATCCAAAGTCAAATTGATGGCGTTACTGAGGTGATATCACATGGTAAACTCAATCACGATCGTCAAGCGGAAGCAGAAGCATATGTAACATTCCTACAAGAATTGCCAACAAAATATGCTAATATTGACCACTGGAAAATTCCATTTCCGAAATATCCAAATTTAAACGCTTAATTTAAATTTAAAGCCAAGATAGGCCTTGTACATTTAGCTGAAAGGCTATATAATCTGTACATAGGCCTATTTTTATGGAGTTTAAATGAGCAAATCAAAAGTATTCTTTGTCAACGGTGGCGCTGGCCGTATGATAGCATCTATTCCAGCGTTTGAAAAATATGAAGAAGAATCCGGAGACAAAGATTTTATTATTGTCTGCGAAGGCGGAACCGATATTTTCAAAGGTCATCCAACACTAGATGAACGCACATTTGATATCTGGCATAAACATTTGTTTAGAGATCAAATTCAACCTAGAGAACTCGTAACTACTGAACCGTATAGAGTTTGGGAATACTACAATCAAAAATGCTCTATCAGCCAAGCATTTGATATTCAAATCAATGGAAAAGGTATCCGTGAACTACCAAGACCAACGCTAAAATTAAGCAAAGACGAGTTATTAGTTGGTCGTCAACTAGTTGGCGATGTTAAAAAGAAATTAAAGAAAGAAAAAATCATTGTATTGCAACCATTTGGCCGCGGCATTGAATATATTGATGAAACTCTAATTGATAAAACTGCTCGAAGCTTTGAACTCAAAGATGTCAAAGCCATTGTTAAAAAACTCCAACAAGCAGATTACGGTATTATCATGATGAGTGAGTTTAAAATTGATTTCTCAGACGCAAAACTCAAAGACGAAATTGCAATGCCAGAAAATGTCAGCACTCGTGTTTGGGCTGCTGTGATCAAATACGCTGATTATTTCTTAGGCTGCGACAGCTTAGGGCAACATTTAGCCTACTCTATGGGACAAAAAGCATCTGTGGTAATGGGATCAACTTTCCCAATTAACGTATCATACCCAGACTGTCCAGACTTTGATGTGTTAGACATGGGTGAAATTAATAGGCAATATGACCCTATTAGAATTTTGCCAGACGAACGAGTAACTAGACTTAATGAAAACATTATGACTATGAACGACGAAATTACTACTTTAATTGTAGACCATTGTACAGGGAAAAAAGAATGACAATTACATCGATATCAAAAAAACCACAAAAATCTATCTGGATTGCAGCGATTGCTCGAGGACATAACTCCGGCGTTTGCTTGCTCAAAGATGGAGAAATCGTGTTTAGCATTGAAGAAGAACGCCTAAGTCGTCACAAATATGATGGCGGCCCGTTTGCCTCAATGGTAAAAATTCTAGATTATACAGATAAACTAGATTATTTGATTATTGCACATACACAGCCATTGGATCAAACTGCTGGTAAAATCGACTATACTGGCGACGATGTGTATACTGGTCTAGCACGTAAGCTAGGTCTAATTGAACGTAAAGTTCCAAATATTCAAAAACATCCACAGGTTATCGACCTTGCATTTATGCATCATAAGCTACACGCTGCTTGTGCATTTTATCGTTCAGGATTTAAAGATGCTGTATCTTTAATCGTTGACGGTGCTGGCACATTCTATCCAATGAGTTATAATGATTCGCATCTTACTCTATGGGAAGTTGAATCTATTGTTGATTGCGAATATCCAGCTAACTTTAAAACTCTTTATAAACATTATGGTACACGTGAACCAATCGCTGGGGCATACATGCCAGAATTTCCATCAACTCCGCTAGGAGAAGAAGGTGATACCCACGAAGCATACGTAAGCGATCGTGCTGGTATTGTTAAAGTTTACGAAGGTGTTACAGAGTACTGTGGATTCAGTGCAATTGAAGCTGGAAAGACTATGGGACTATTTCCATATGGTCAAGACAATCCAGTGATTCCTAAATTGTTTGAAACTGATTCTAAGATTCCGTTGTCAAATCGTAACTTAATGGTTCCACGCTATCCAATGAGTTCAACTGTTAATGCAATGTTATTTGATTATCTTGATCAAATGCCTGCAGATGACGAAGATCCAACAACACTACAAAATCGTCGCGATATGGCATACGCTGTGCAGACACAGACTCAAGAACAAGTTTTACGTTTAATACGTTTAGCCTGCGAAAAGAGTGGTAAGAAACGTGTAGTGCTCAGTGGCGGCTACGGATTAAACTGTGTTGCTAACTATTTCTATCTAGACGGATTAAAAGAAGACGGTATCGAATTTTACGTAGAACCTATTTCTAATGATGCTGGTACTGCTATGGGTGCTGCCCTTATGTTCTGGTATGGCATGCAAGATGATGTAACAATTCGTCCAGGCGAAACACTATATCTTGGACCACCTCAGTCTTATACTGCCGACGAAGTTAACGCTAAAGTTGAAGCGGCAGGTGCAGAAATTACTGATGTTACTGCTAAAGATATTGTTGCGTTATTGCGTGATAAGAATATTGTTACAATTTTTCAAGGACGTAGTGAAAACGGTCCACGTGCATTAGGCAATCGTTCAGTACTATTTGATCCAACATTTGAAGATGGTAAAGATTATGTAAACATGGTTAAACGCCGTGAATATTTCCGTCCGTTTGCTGGGTCGATTCTTGAAGAAGATGTGCATGAGTGGTTTGATCTGCGCGGTATGAAAAACAGCCCGTTCATGATGTATGCTGTAAACTGCCAACCAGGTATTGCTGAAAAGATCCCAAGTATTATCCACGTTGACGGTACTTGTCGTATCCAGACAGTTACACCAGAGCAAAACAAGCACTACTATGATCTAATTAAAGCATTTAAAGAAGAAACAGGAATTCCTATTCTGTTTAATACCAGCTTTAATCTAGGCGGGGAACCTTTAGTAGAAACACTAGATGATGCTATTTGGACCCTACAGCAATCCGATATTGAATATCTATACTTGCCAGAACACGGCAAACTAATTAAGATTGCTAATTAATAAAAGCCCCGAAAGGGGCTTTTTTATTCTCTGCTAAATACATTTATGAGTATAAACTTTTCACGATTCTTTTTAAGGGGACCTAAAAACTCCCTAAGACTTGCAAATGGTGTACATTTTGCATATCAAGGCCCATGGATAGCAGCTACCACTGATACAGTTGTTGATTCGTGGTATGTTAGCGAATTTATGGCTGCAGAGTACACAGTGGTTATTGATGTTACCCCTGCCCGAAAGGAAATTATCAAAGCCCTAGTAGTTGCAGGCCCAAGTGCTGCAACTGTGACTGTTTACGGTAGAACGCATTTAGGCGAAAATTTAATTGATTTAACAGCTACAGTAACAGACTCAAAAGTGACACTATTAGCTAACCCAACATCAAGCCCGGACGGATCAACATATGATAATTCTAGCTTGCTTGTAGGCGGTAAAATTATTTTTAGTGCGGTTTATTACCACTCAATCAACGAACTTAAACGTTCTATATAACTTAAATCTTCGCATAAATACATTTAGTCTTACGTAGTGGTAGTAGTTGGATGAATAGCGGAGATATCTAATGTCAGTATCATATGTTCCTTTGGAGTCAAAAAGCGGGTTTAAAAGTCCTGGATTTGTTGTTGACGAAAAAGGAAACCTCAAAATTGGTGGAGCCCTGGCAATTGCCGGCGACTTCAGTACCACTGGTATTTTTTATGTCAACGGTATTCAGTTATTAGATAATACTGATTCAACTGTTGCTCTAGGCAGCCAAATTCGTTATAGTAGCTTGACGAAATTAGGTTCGTTGGAGTATCTAAACGTTGACGGTGACCTTGTTGTTACACAAGGATCAACACCATATATTAATCTTATTAACGGAAATATTTCTATTACTAGCGTAAACGGTGTAGGAGCTATCAACAATGTTGATATTGGACTTCGTACACCAGCAGATGGTAATTTTAAATCGCTTAATGTTGGCCCTGGCGATAGCAATGGGGAACTAAGCGTACAAGGATTCTTAAATGTCATTGGCACTGCTACAGTAACTGGTGACATGAATATTACAAAAAAACCAACAACAAAGTCACACGCAACAAGAAAAGATTACGTAGATGCTCGTGTGGCAGCTTTCGCAATTGCTTTTGGAGCATAAGGAAAAATAAATGGCAAAGAAACAGATAAAAAATTATGTATTTGAACCGGGGATCAGTAAAGATGCAAATCTTTATCCGAATGCAGTTGCACTACTAACTGCTAATAAAGCATTTATTATTGCGCAAGAACTTGCATTCATTGACTATAACATTGCTAACAACATTAGCCCATACAGCGGATACAAATATGCTCCAGAAAAATGTCGTCGTGACGTTGGATTCTATCTAGATTCTATCATACATGATTTACGCTACGGCGGCAACGCTCGTGTTCGTATGATTGCTGAATATTTTTGGATCAACGGCCAACCACAAATCCGTAACGGTGCTGTTCCTGAAGTAACTGCACAGCAGTATATGAGAGATATAATTAACAATTACATCTTTACAAATACCACAGTACCAGGCACATACAATCAAACAACAGTACAACAAGTTAAGTATGCAAATCGTAATGGAGAGACTGGTGCTTCTGGTCGTAATTCAACTCTATGGAATATTTTTGGCACTGTGATCCAGCAGGGTCTAAGTCAGTTACCAGCAAAACAAACTGGTGTTAGTACTATTCGATTGTTAGGAAATTATGATACAAGCGAAGTATTGTTAATCACCGATGCTAACAACGGTAACATTCTTTATAATTTCTCTGATAATGCTAACACAGCATCATTTAGTTACAAGCAAGGCAACAGTTCGGGTGATGGTCGTCCACTATCCGATGTGGACTTTGAATATTGGTATCAGACCACTGATACAATTACTACGATTGAATTATCAGCTGATACTACATCTCTAACAGTCGGTTCACCGATTCAGGTGTTTGTTGAAGATCCTAATCAACAGATTCGTCCTTGGGAATTTGGCACAGACGCTATTGAACGTATGCGTGTTGCTGCCCCACAGGCCATGCTTGACGCTGACTTCGAATACGGATTACAGCCAACTAAATGGCAAGCACTTGCTCTACAACGTAGTTATCCATCATTATATGAAATTCCAGGAACTGACGTTGGTATTGCTAACGTAACAACTGATGCTTCAGCAAGTTCTGGCGGATTCGGAGCGTCATTGATTACAGTAACATCGATTGGTACTCATGGTTTTAGCGTTGGTACTCCGATTACTATTAGAGGTTTAAATGGTGCAGTTAATGGATTCAGTCGTGCTGAAGGTTCTTATATCATTTATTCTATACCAACACCATATCAATTTACATACTATTCGTCAAGTAAAGTAGGTACAGCTAATGGCGATACTTTGTTCACATCATATGTTACAGTTCGTCAGGCTGGTTTCTACACAGGCGCCAGTATCGGTACTCCAACATTTAGTGTTTATAGTAACGGATCAACAGGAACATTAACCACGGTATTCAACGTAGAAGCCGGCGACACATTCTTGGTGTTTAGTGGAACAGCTCCTACAACAGGTGCTCCAGTAACTGGCTCTCCATCCATTTATCCAGGTACATCTGTAAGCGGTGTAGTTGGAAGTTCTAGCCTTACTGTTAGATTATTATCATCTACAATCTCTGGTCAAACATATATTGACATTGTAGATCTTACTGGTGTTTTACCAGGAATGGGCGTTGCTTCTGGAGGGAATGCTGTACAATTTATTAGTTCTATCGTGGGAAACAGAGCGAACCTTGATGGCGGATACAATCAAGTAAAGATCGGTGCAACACAATCTTATCTTAACATTGCAGGAACAAACGTTAATTCCATTGGTACCAGTGCTAGATTTGATGTTAAGCGTATTGGAGGTAGTTATACTGTTACCGGCCGTGTAGATAGTACATCAAACGGTCAAAACTACTCACGTGGCGATCAAATTAAGATCGCTGGAAATCTGCTTGGTGGTGCAACACCAGCTAACGATTTAATTATCTCTCTTACAGGCGTTGACAGCGGCGGTACAATTACAAACTTTACCTATGCAGGAACAGCATTTGCAGGCGGTGGCACATACACCGGTATTGTTCAATATCAAACCACTGGATCAGGATTTGGAGCAACCATTGATGTTGTTCGTCTAGGTGCAGTTGGAGCTAGCAACTACGGTGTGTACAATAGTGTCACTTTAACAAATCCTGGTTCAAGTTATGTAGTAGGTGAAGTAGTTACCTGGGGCGGAGATATACTAGGCGGTACAAAACCAGCTAACAATCTAAGCATCACTGTAGCCAGTGTTAACCCATCAACTGGTGCAATCATTGACTATGAAGTAAACACAGCAAATGCAGCAAGTGGGAATGCTCAATACAGCGGAGTAGCAGGTACAAACGTTGTACCAACAGGTGCTGGCGGAAGATTTGATGTAACCAGAAGTCCTTCGGGATACGCAGTAGTGCTTAACGGCTCAGGCGGTGTTGGTTATGTTCTAGGAAATAGAATTAAAATTAGTGGAACACAAGTAAACGGAGTAAGTCCGCTTAACGACTGTATTATCGAAGTATTAACAGTAGATGTCACCGGAGCAATTACTTCAGTAACTGCAACAGGAACTGGATACCTAGGCGATCAAATCACCGTTTATCCATCATTAACTTTAAGTGATCCAACTGTTGCATCTTTAACAGCTGGTTCAGTACTTAGTGTTGGTGCCATTGCTACTATTCAAGTAGACTTTGTTAATAATCACGGTCTTGTTCCTGGTGCAGCAGTACTAACAAACATCACATCGACACCAACACCAGGATTTAATTCAGTGGCTGCGGCCTTACCAGCGTCAGCAACTTGGACCAGCGTTGCACAGGTCGCAGGAAGATTTGTTGCGGTAAACGGAAACGGTAATACAACAGGATTTTCCATTAACGGCACAACATGGACCAGTGGTGGAACATTGCCAGCAGGTCCAACAGGTTGGGCAGGTATAGCAGGCGGAGTTATTGGTGCAACTACATATTGGATGGCAGTTCCAAATAATTCAAGCAACGTTGGAGCAGTGTCAAATAATGGTGGAGTGAGCTGGAGCTCAATAACACTACCATATACAGCAACTTGGAAATCGATCACATATTACAATGGTGTGTTTGTTGCAATCACAACAGGTGCTACATCTACAGCATATTCTATCAACGGTACAGCGTGGGTCGCTGGCGGCGCATTATCAACTAGCACCACATGGTCTAGTGTTACTAGTGGATTAATCGGTACTCTAGCATATTTTGTTGCTGTAGCTTCAGGCGGTACCGTTGGAAATTATTCATATGACGGTGGTGTTACATGGCTGGCTACTGGAGCATTACCAGCAAGTGCTAACTGGTCAGCAGTTACTTTTGGTAACAGCAGATTTTTAGCAGTAGCCAATGGATCAGGTACTGCTGGTATTTCAATAGACGGCACAACGTGGACATCAGCATCACTACCGAGTAGTGCTGCATGGAGTTGTGCAACATTTGGTGATGACAACTTTGTAGTAGTAGCTAGTGGAACAACAACAGCAATTACATCATTCACTGGCGCAACAAGTTCTTGGACTACTAGAACCCTTACAGGATCGAGCAGTTCTTGGGCAGCGATCAGCTATTATAGCTATTCAGGTCTAGGTATTTTTCCGATACTAGGAAATGGCACAACAGCCGTTGCTGCAAACTTAATTTCAGGAAATCATGCACTAGCATCAGGACCGTTTATTGTATCATCTGTGCCATCGCTTACACAAATACGTTACCCAGCTAGAACAACAGGCTCAATTGATACTAGTGTGACTCCGATAAATGGAGTAATATATTCAAGACCAGATGCATTCTTCCAACATCGTCCGTTTGACGGTGGTGTACAGTTGGGCACAGGCGGCCCACAGCACGGTGCGCAGGCAGTGCGCCAGAGCAAAAAATATATTCGTTACCAGTCTGGTAAAGGCATTATGTACACCACTGGTGCGTTATTTGCTCCAAGCTATAACATTGCAGGGGCAACAGCTAATGGAACAGCAATAAACAGTATCATTACGTTTACAACAGACGATACTGATCACGGGTTGCAGCCAGGCGGTGTTATTGAAATTACAGGCATGGCATCATTTGAATACAACAATACATATACTGTAGAAAGTATTAGTAGTTCTAGAGCATTCAAGGTTCGTACATCAATACCATTAAATTCAGTAACAGCCACACTTGGACCTGATGCTAAGGTAACGGTCAAAGCCTGGCACGGTGCTACAGTTCGTTCAGGACCGTTCGATGACCAAAACGGCATTTTCTATCAATTTGATGGTCAGACTTTATCATTGGGCAAACGTTCTAGTACATTCCAGTTGGCAGGAACTGTTAACGTTGCACCAAATGCGAACACAGTATCAGGAACAAATACTAGATTCCAAGATCAATTAAAAGTCGGAGATAAGATTGTATTGCGTGGTATGAGCCATACTGTTACTGCGATCGCTAGTCAAACTTCATTGAGCTTCGCTCCAGATTATCGCGGTAATAGTTCAGCGATTGGTGCTAAACTTTGTTTAACACAAGATTTCTTAGTACCACAAGGACAGTGGAATATGGATAACGGTGACGGCACAGGCCCAAGCGGTTATAATATTAATCCAGGTAAGATGCAGATGATCGGTATTCAATATTCTTGGTATGCTGCTGGTTTTATCGAATTTATGTTGAGAGGAGCAGATGGTAGATTTGTATTCTTACATAGAATTCGCAACAGTAACGTAAATACCGAAGCGTATATGCGTACTGCTAACTTGCCAGTGCGCTATGAAGTACAAAATGAAAGCGGCAGAACATCATTAAGAGCAGCAATGGGTACTACTGATACCTCAATGACTGTGTATAATACTTCACAATTCCCAACTAGCGGAACAGTGTATGTTGATAATGAATTAATTTCATTTACCGGTAGAACTGCTGATCGATTAACTGGTTTAACTAGAGCAGCAACATTTACAAACTTTGCTGCTGGTTCTAATAGAACATATTCTGCAGCGGCAGCAGCTAGTCATGCAGTAGGTGCTGGAGTAATTTTAATCAGCTGTACAATCAGTCCAGCGATTAGCCATTGGGGTAGTGCTATTCTAACAGATGGTATGTTCGATGACGACCGTGGTTATTTGTTTAACTACTCATCTACAAACATTTCTGTATCAACTACTAAGAATACTGCGTTTATGATTCGACTAGCACCATCAGTTTCTAATGCGATTGTTGGCGACCTAGGTGATAGAGAGCTGTTAAACAGAGCGCAGTTATTGTTACAAGAAATTGTTATTACTGCTGACGCATTGGCAGGAGGAGCCATTGGAGGACTGGTTGTTGAAGGAGTGTTAAATCCAAGTAACTATCCAGCAGATCCAAGCACAGTTCAGTGGACTGGATTAACAGGTCTGGCGCAAGGTGGACAGCCTAGTTTTGCACAAATTGCTCCAGGTGGTAACGTTAGCTGGGCCAGCGGTGCAACTCAAACAACTAAAACAGTATCAACTGCTACAGGTAACACGCAGGTTAAAACCAACATTTTATACTTTAAACAAGCATCTTGGGAAGCCAGTCAGGCCAAGGTAGGTACTGAGGTTCAAGACTATACTAAATTTCCAGCTGGTACTCGTGTATTGAGCGTAGCAGGTCCAGCAGAATATATTGGTACTAACACTGGTTTAGAATATCAAGTTACATTTACACAAAACTCAATTGCAACTATTGCAGGTGATGCTAACGTTACATTGTTATTTGGACAACCTCCATACGCATTACCAGGTGAACAAGTATTTTCGTTTATTTGTAATGCAGGTGACCAAACTGCATTAGACCTATCACAGTTGAAAGAATTAACAAGTACAAGTATTGGTGGACGTGGAACTTATCCTAATGGTCCAGACGTACTTGCTATTAACGTGTATAAGGTTGCAGGAACTACTACCAACGCTAATATTATTTTACGTTGGAGCGAAGCGCAGGCTTAACGATTAATCTTAGTGCGGGCGGAGACTAGTTTTATAAGCTGAGATACCATCTTCCAATATTTTACGATATGTGGCAATATTGGATCTCAGCTCCGTAACTTCAGTAGGAATTTTTCCAGTCATAAAAAGCTGTTCGTGGCTTGAATCGATATATTCAACTTCAGCTTTTAATTTTGTCAATACATCAGTTAATTCTTTTTGCAGGTTAAAATCGGAAATTTCTGAAATTGCTTTTTGAAAGTTTTCGTAATCCGCTAACCAGCGTTCGTCAAATTGTAGTTTTGGAAACATTTTCTAGCACCATTATTGTATCTATCTTGGCTCTTATGAGCTGATTATTTAGTGTGGTTTTTAATCCGGTATGCAGGTGTTTTGGCAAAAAATTTAAATCAGCCCAACAAATAGTTTTAGACTCTTGAGTTAAAAATTCCTGCTGGACTACACATACATAAGTACCGTATTCAAATCCTTTATCTTCAGAGAGATAAAGTTCTATAGGCAGCAATCGTCCAGTTTGATAGCTATCCAGTAGGGGTTGTACATCATCATAGATAGCATTTTGTCTAGCAAATGTGGGAACAGTCCATGTAGAATTTTCTAGGACTAGCAAGATTCTTCCTGTATCTTTAGCGAGAAAAAGTAAACCGGCACGTTGTTGCATCACGTACTTATGCACCAGCTAGATCAAATCTCCAATATCCGGCTGTGTATTCGCCTTCAAATGATCGCAACCATTGAACTCCGTCCCATTTATATTGGATACCAGTTTTAAGATTGGTAATATATTTTACAGCAGTTTCTTCAGCAGGATCAAATACAGTGATCCATTTTCCATCAATCCATTCAATGATCGAATTGTTCTTGATTACCGGATCAGCGCCACTTAGATTCTTCCATGCATCCGGGCCGTCATACCCGTCTTTAGAACTACCATCGAACGGGTCTTGACCGTAGGCCATAAGTCCTGTTACGTTTTCGCTGGTATTAACATCATCTAACACAAGATATCTAACACCCGGGTTACGGCCGCCTGCCCGCTCTATGGGGTTGAATTTATAGGGATCAATAATTGCATCGATATATGTCTTTCCGTTGATAATAGAATTGCTTGGTTTATCGTTGATAGTGATTACAAGTATAGTAGGGTCCAAGGGATTAACAACAAATGTTCCGCGGATTTCTGTACCGTCCGGTTGGGTAAAGTATGCCATGCTGAGTCCAGGGATATACTTGCCACCTAATTCTTGTTCAAACACAATGTTCCAGTCAAATCGTTTACCTAACTTGACTGGAATTTCGATATTCAATACTCTGACAGCTTCGTTAACATCAATCACACTCATGTTATAGTCATTTGCCTGTCCGTTATTACTTGAAAGTAATAATACACCATAATTATTTTGAGTAACTCTAAATTGTACGTCAGGATTGCCTTCTTCTAATAGCATATCCTCGAGACTCATTACAGACCCGTCTTTGGTATACATGTTGGTAATGATAGTTCTAACCACTCCAAGTTTTTTAACTTTGGCAGGTGGCGTGATGTATATAGGCATTGTAAATTCCATCGAACAAATGTCTATATCGCTATCTGTACCTTGTGGAATTTGTCTGGAACTAAACTGTGTGCTCTTAAGATTAATAACACTTAGGCTAGTCCAATCCAGATAATTATCTGTAGTTTGTATTTCAAAACTTGGATTAAAAAATACCAAAATTTGTTCGATAAGTTGAAGCTTCTGATCAGTGTTTGAAGTCCATATATCAGCTTTCATAGTCAAGGTAAACGGAGTAGGCATCAGTCTTTCTACTGTATAATTGCCACCTTGATCATTTTGATATGAGGGATTTCCCTGCCCGTCAAATTCTTCATAATTTCTTTCTCTAATATTGACTTTGCTAACAAAGGTAGCAGCGGCCAATCTACTTGTGTCCATTTCCAATCCTGTAATATAACAGGAAATTTTAGGAACAGAAATCATTTTATTTTCAGAGTTTTCTCTGATAATTGCTGCCACCTGTCTGGATAAATCTCCGTAGGTAACCGGCAGGGTTTTCTCAGTGCCGTCACCTGCTTGATATTTAAAGCCAATGAAAAAACGCATAAACTGAGTCACATAGCGTCTTATCTGCCCGTCATAGAAAAAATCCATTATTCATCCGCCTTTGGTCGTAATGCCTTTGCAAGGCTTTGTTTTTCTTTAATATCTTTACCGCTAATTTTATTGACTTTGGGATTGTTAATGAATCCTGTCAACAATGTTTCGCGTACTTCTTTGCCTTCAAATCTGTTACCAGATTCTACATCGCTCTGGCCTAGATTATTCATGGTCATGCGTACATTATCCTCAAATTTGACCCAACGTGCTCCGTTGAATCTAAACAACCGTTGTGGACGGAAATCAGTTCGCAAATGAAATTGTCCATCTGCAGGAGATATTGGAAATGCAATTCCTGAACTGAACGGTATTCCATTAGGAGGAATCCCATCGCCCATGGTAATATCACCATAGTGATACTCGTTTGTCTCGGGACTCTTAAAGACTGTGCTTGCTGTAGATCCTACATATATCGGATCACCAGCGTTGTCAAATAATAAATTACCATGTTCGTCTCGAGCCTGTGTTTCTAAACTTGCAAATAATTCAGTTCCATCGGCAGTGATAATATCTGGTTGACCAGTAGTACTATTCTTTTGTAGAGTGTAAAATTGTGTAGTATCATATCCGCTCTTAGGAGCATCACTATCTGCTTGATCAAGAACTGCTTGAGTAATTTGCATTTCTTTTTCATATGTTGACATGATATCACGCAACGTGGTATTGGTATCATTGCCATTGCTATCAGTTTGCACAGAATCAAGTATTTGTTTAAATTCTTGACTGTCAACGAGAGGCTTGCATTTGGCACGATATAGGTGTGGATACCAAGTTACCGAAAATCCTTCAGCAGCACGATTAACATCTTCAATAACATAAAAACGCTTTAGAGCAAATTGCAAATCGTTAAGGGCGTGTTCATCTTTTAAGTGAGGTAACTCAATTACATCACCTGCTATAATTTTTCTGCCTATTTTTTCCACAGTATCGTTAATATGGAATGTTATGAAAACCGTGTCATTCTGTAAAAATAAACCAAATTGACTTAGATTAAAGTCAATATCTTGAATGTTATAAACACCGCGAAGTTGATAGATATCTGGATCATACTTACGATCACGATTTTCAAGGAATAATAGATCCTGTATTTGTGTTTCGTTAGTGTTATTATACTTAGGTGTAGATGGTGTATCGCCCTGCGTCGCAGAGCCTGGCCCTATGTATTTGTGTACTAAGACATCGGTACCGCCAATCTGGAACATTTCCCAGATGCTTTTATCGATGAATTTGTAATCATTGCCCTTTTCGGGCTTGTATAACGAGAGTCTTGGCATAGTCATATATTTATAAATACTAGCATGAGCCAAAACGATCAAGTTAAACAAGAAGTCTACAATTACTGCAAAACCATGCTGGGCGACGGCATGATTGACATAGAGCTAGATCCTGTACATTATGAAACAGCACTAAATCGTGCCCTAGCAACGTTCCGACAACGCAGCGATAATGCCGTGGAAGAAAGCTATGCATTTTTAGTATTAAAAGTCGATACTAACGAATATATACTTCCAAAAGAAATACAGCAAGTGCGTCAAATCTTTAGACGTAGCATTGGCAGTAGAACTGGCGGCGGTCAAGGCGGCACAGTATTTGAACCGTTTAATATGGCCTATACAAATACCTATTTGCTAAGTGCAACAAACATGGGCGGATTACTGACCTATGAACTATTTGCACAATATCAAGAACTAGTGGGCAAGATGTTCGGATCATATATTAATTTTACTTGGAATCCTCAAAGCCGTAAATTAATAATCCAACAACGTCCACGTAGCGATGAAAGTGTAATGCTTTGGGTCTATAATACTAGACCCGATAGTGCAATCATTACAGATACCTACGCTGGACAATGGATCAAAGATTACTCATTGGCCAGTTGTAAAATCATGCTTGGGCAGGCACGTGAAAAATTCAGTCAAATCGCAGGACCACAAGGTGGCGGCAGTCTAAATGGTGCTACACTTAAAACTGAAGGTCAAACAGAAATTGACAAGCTCACTGATGATCTAATGAAAAATGTATCTGGCGGAATTGGATATACATTTATAACTGGATAATTGGTTAAATTTCTTTGACTTTTTAATAAATCTATAATATAATTGTTGTAATAGGAGACAATTATGATCATAGGTATTTGCGGGTTTATCGGCAGCGGCAAGGACACAGTCGCTGACTATCTAGTTAACTTCCACGAATTTAGACGAGAAAGTTTTGCCAGCACTCTTAAAGATGCTGTGGCGAATGTATTCGGTTGGGATAGAACCATGCTAGAAGGACGCACTAAAGAAGCACGTGAGTGGCGAGAGCAAGTAGATCCTTGGTGGGCCGCTCGACTATCAATGCCTACACTAACTCCCCGTTGGGTACTGCAATATTGGGGTACTGAAGTCTGTCGTAAATCGTTTCATGATGACATATGGATTGCTAGTCTAGAAAATAAAATCCGCAATAGCAAAGATAATGTAGTAATCAGCGATTGCCGCTTTCCTAACGAAATTTTAGCAATAAAGAATGCAGGTGGAACTATCGTATGGGTACAGCGTGGGCAGCTACCTGACTGGTACGAACATGCGGTCGAAGCTAATACGGGCTCAAACATTGCAATCAACGAAATGAAACTGCGTGGAATTCATGCTAGCGAATGGGCTTGGTTAGGAAGTAATTTTGATGTTATTATTGACAATAACAGCACTATTGACGATTTATACAAACAAGCAGAAAACCTAGTAATCAGCGACCAAATCTCCTTGTTTCCAAATGATTCCATCCTTGCCTAATACTTGAGCACAGTTAGTACAGACGGTCTTTAGGTTGCTGTATCGACAGTTGTTTAAATCGCCGTCTACATGAAATACCCTAAACACTTCTTTGTGAGGTGATTTAAAACCGCATTTATCGCAAGTGGTTTTCATTTTATATCCTGCTCTAGCCCAGCGGGGTATTCCATGATTGAGTCCGTGAGCCATGCAGGCTTCACATAGGCTTCTATAATAAATCCTGTTTTCTTTTCGATAGTTAATTGCACGGGGACGTTGCCCGCATCTACAAAGCGGTCTCATATTATTATTTACACCTTTTCAATCCCTTTTTATGTTGGTGTAATGTACCAATTTTACGATTTACTGGTAAATACTTTGAGTAAACTATTACCAGGAGAATAGGGAATGGCGACATTACAATCACCGGGCGTAGCCGTAACAGTTATAGATGAGAGTTTTTACACACCAGCAGAACCTGGCACAACTCCTCTGTTTGTTTTAGCGACCCAAATGAATAAAAAGAATGGTGCAGGTACTGCAACCGCAGCAGGCACCATTGCAGCAAATATTGGTCAAGTCTATAAAATGACTAGCCAAAAAGAAATTGTGGACACATTTGGTGTTCCTTTCTTTGAAAAGACAGCCAGCGGTTCACCCGTACATGGTGGCGAATTAAACGAATACGGTTTACTAGCAGCGTATAGCTATCTAGGATCATCAAATTCTGCAATTATTGTTCGTGCTAATGTTGACCTAGGTCAACTAACACCAAAGAGTGTTGCGCCAGGTGCAGAAGCAGCTGATGGGCAATGGTGGTTAGATACAGCTAATACAACATGGGGTGTTCAAGAATGGAATGCTGCTACTGTTGCTAACGGCGGTCAAAAATTTATTACCAAGTATCCATTAGTATTAGCTGATAGCGATACTGCTACGAAAATCGAAGACAGCATGCTATACAGTCGTGCTCCAAAAGCATCCGTTGGCTCAATCGGTGACTATTGCATAGTTGCTGAAACAGCATTTGGTTCAGGACCATATGTTCAATCTAAAGAAACAATTAGATTATTTTACAAATCAGCAGGAAATATTGCTGCTGGTGTATCAATTGGCCAGTGGGTGCTAGTTGGTAGCCCAGAGTGGTGTTCAAGTTTCCCTGTAGTAACATTTACTCCAGGAGTTGGTTCAATTAAGATTAATGGCACTACGGTAACTACTGCTGTAAGTGCAAGCACTACTGCAACAACTATTAATAACCTAGCAATTGCTGGCGTAACTGCTACAGCATCAGGTTCTAAAGTTAGTCTTTATTCAAATGGCGGCACAGAAGGTGCAGCTGATTCTACAAGAAGCGGCGCAGTTGTTGTTACAGTTACAAGTGGTGCTTCTGGACTTACTGCTGGTACATACTTACAACCTAAATTAACACTAGCTCCACATACTGAAGTTCCGTTATACAAGATTAATGATACAAAAACTGATGCTGCTAGCGGCAACGCTGCCAACGGTTATCCAACAGGTTCTGTATGGATCAAGACCACTGAGCCAGGGTTTGGTTCACGTTGGAGATTAAAGCGTTACAATGCTGCGACTAAATCATGGGTTGCAATTTCTGCTCCGTTATATGAAAGCGGTAATTCAGCGTTGTACTATCTAGATCGTACCGGTGGTGGAAAAACTATTGCATTAGATTCTATCTACGTACAATATAACAGCGATGAGCAGTTTAGCTATGCAAGTCCAGATACAACACCCGATGTTCCAGATGCATTGTTTACAACTGGATCATACAGACTGTTCCGTAGAGCAGGAACAGGTAACACAGTAATTACATCTAAAGTAATCACTGATGGTACATTTACTGCTTCTGCTAGAGCATTTACTATTCAAGAATCTGGATACACAGACGGTACAGGATCGTTAGTTGAAGATCTGAGCCCAGCAAAAACAATCTATCTCGATACTACACGCGGTAATCAATTAACAGGTATCGGTCTTGATGATGCAATTAGAATTGCAGCCGCAATTAATGCTGCTGGTTTCCAACACATTGAAGCTAGTGTAACAGGTGATTATGAACTACAAATTTATCACAAACAAGGTGGTGATTTTAGACTAAAAGACACGACTGGTACACCTCTTGCAACATTGTTTACACCTTCTTCATACTCGGCAGGTTCGTGGCACGGTTCAGCTAACTTCTATTCTGCACCAGCAGGATCAGCTAGCACATATATTGCTTCGACATGGCAGCCATTGGCAATTGCCGGATACAGTGCATCTAGTACTGCTCCATTAAATGAGCCATCAGACGGCCAACTATGGTATAATAGTAACTTTGGTCAAGTCGATATTATGGTTCACAATGGAACTACATGGGTTGGCTATAGAACTGTTAAGTTTGGTGACAACGTTAGTGCTGGAGTAACTGATCGTTACGGTCCAGTAGTATCGGCTTCAAAACCAACTGCAAGACCAGACGGTGCTGCTGCGTTCGTAACTGGCGACTTATGGATCAGCACAGCTGATATGGAAAACTTCCCAACTATCTATCGCTACAATAACGAAAACCCAGCTACTAATACACAACTACGTTGGGAATTAGTTGACAAAACTGATCAAACTACTGAAACAGGTATTTTGTTTGCTGATGCTCGTGCAGGTACAAGTGGCGGCACAACAACAAATGCTCCATCAGGAACAATTGAAGAATTATTAACAAGCAACTTCTTAGACACAGATGCTCCAGATCCAGCATTATATCCAAAAGGCATGATGTTATGGAATCTACGCAGAAGCGGCGGTAATGTTAAGAAATATAAAAATAACTACATTAAGTCAACAGAAGACAATCAACGTATGCCAGGAAAACCTTCAATGGACTCTTACTGGCCAGATCGTTGGACTACAGCAAGTCCGAACAACGAAGATGGTTCTGGTACATTCGGTCGTAAAGCCCAACGTGCTGTTATTATCGCAGCAATGAAGAGCTCAATTGATACAAACTTATTGATTCGTGATACAGAACGTAGAAACTTTAACCTAGTTGCTGCTCCTGGATATCCAGAAGTTTATGCCAACATGGTTAACCTAAATATTGATAGAGGTTTAACATCATTTATTATCGCTGACACACCATTGCGTTTAGCAGCAGATGCAACATCATTGACTACCTGGGGTACTAATGCCAAGGGTGTTGTTGATAACGGCGATGATGGCGTTGTTACATATGATGAATATTCAGCATTGTACTATCCAAACGGATTTACCACAGATCTAAGCGGTACAAATGCAGTAGTTCCAGCATCACACATGATGTTAAAAACTATTGCAATTAGCGATGCTGTAAGTTATCCATGGTTTGCACCAGCAGGTACACGTCGTGGCGGTATCACTAATGCAACAAGCGTAGGTTACCTAAATGCAATGACTGGTGAATTCCAAACAGTATCTCTAAACGAAGGACAGCGTAACACATTGTACGATCTTAAGATTAATCCAATTCCGTTCTTTGTAGGTATTGGTAACGTTGCATTTGGTCAAAAGACTCGTGCAAGAAATGCTTCAGCATTAGATCGTATTAACGTAGCACGTCTAGTTGTTTACCTACGTAGTCAACTAAACAAACTTGCTCGTCCATACATTTTTGAACCAAACGATAAAATCACACGTGACGAAATCAAAGGTGCTGTAGAAAGTCTATTGTTAGAGTTGGTAGGTTTAAGAGCTATCTATGACTTTGCAGTTGTTTGTGACACATCAAATAATTTACCATCGACAATAGATAAGAATGAATTGTATGTTGATATTGCAATTACACCTGTAAAAGCAGTTGAATTTATCTACATTCCATTACGTGTCAAGAATACAGGAGAGATTTAAATGTCACTAACATCATTAAATAGATTTTCGGTTCCAACAGCAGGTGCAGGTAGCAACACATCGCTGTTGATGCCTAAACTAAAGTATCGCTTTAGAGTGAACCTATTAGGATTTGGTGTTGAATCAAGCGTCGAACTTACTAAACAAGTAAGCGATGTTACAAGACCAAAGATTAGTTTTGAAGAAATGACTATTGATGTATACAACTCAAAAGTTAAATTAGCCGGTAAGTATTCATTCGAAAACTTAACACTAACACTAAGAGACGATGCATCCGGACAAGTTACCAAACTTGTTGGTCAACAGATTCAGAAACAGTTTGACTTTATGGAACAGGCTTCTGCACGTTCTGGTATTGATTACAAGTTCCAAATGAATATTGAAATACTAGATGGCGGTAACGGTAACAGTGAAGCAGATATTCTAGAGCGTTGGGAAGTTTATGGTGCTTATGTTCAAAATGCCGACTACGGTGATTTGAATTACGCCACTAACGAACCAGCAACAGTTGCTCTAACACTGGCATTTGACAATGCTGTTCAATTCAAAGGTGCAGCAGGCGCTGGCGCTGATCGTGGAGTTGGTGCAGTGGTTGGTCGTACAATCGGCGAAGCAGTTACTGGACGTTCCGGCGCTCAATAATAGTTTTAGCTATACTAAAAACCCGGATAGTCCGGGTTTTTTTGTGGCATAAATATTTGTATGGCAAATAAATTTACAAGATTCCTTACCGGAGTAGGCGATGGCTTACTAACTCCTAAAGGAGTAGTGGCTAACTGGCGGCATGCAACAAGATTGTTTGTTGATGATACTATGCGCTTGGCTCCTCGAACCAAGTTCATGTATTATGTTCGATTTGAACTTGATAAAACAGTGATAAAAGCCCCACAATTTACAGCAAAGTATGCAGATGAAATTGGCTATCTAATCAAGTCAACTGACCTACCGAAGTTTACTATGGAAGCAGTTACTAAAAATCAATACAATCGAAAACATGTAATCTATAAAAACTTTTCATATGATCCTCTTAATATGGTCTTTCACGATGATAGTCAGGGGATTATTAATGCCTTGTGGGCATTATACTTCGGGTATTATTCAGCAGATAGAAATCTACCAGATCAAGCATTTTCTAAATCTATTTCACCATATAGGGGTACAGGAACCGGTCTTGATAATTTTAGATACGGGTTAGATAATAATAAAAGTGTAGATATGTTTAAATCCATATCCATTTATACTATGAGTCGTAGTAGATTTAATGGTTACACTTTAGTCAATCCCAAAATTACTTCTTGGAGTCATGGTAGTGTTGCATCTGATGCCAACGAATTTTTAGATAACCAAATGACTGTTGCGTACGAATCTGTAGTATACAGTTCAGGACAGGTCGGCTTTGGTAGTCCTAAAGGATTTGCAACATTACATTATGATACAGTTCCAAGTCCACTAAGTGTTGCAGGCGGCGGTGTATCTACACTGTTTGGTGAAGCTGGCGTTCTTGCTGGAGCAGAACAGGTATTTGGAGCAATAAGCGACGGAACAGCATTTGGTAGTGTCGGCGGATTCCTAGGAACGGCTATCTCGGCGGTCAACACCGCAAAGAATCTTGGAAAACTTACCGGAGCAGGTATAAGAAATGAGGCAATAAATCTCATAAGTAGCCCAGCCGCTATAGCAGGGATCATTGGTACCGTAGGCGGAGTAGTAGGATCAGTATTTCCTAAAAATTCAGGAAGTCAGGATACAACACAGGCCACACCAAAAGTACTAGCCGGCGATGCCGATATAAATGGACTAGCATAAATGAGTACAGCATTACCTTTATTAGAAGTACAAGATAGCGCACAGTCTACTAAACTGTTCTTTGATCAATACGGCATCAAGCCATTAGAATTTTCAGCAAATGATGTATCCGGCGCAATTGGTTTTTTTGAATCTAAAGGATTCAACAACGATGCTGCAATTTCAACAGCATCGGCAATTTTAAAACAAGCTAAAATCGACGGCATCCCGGTATTTCAATTGCTAGACACACTTAAAGGTTTCAATAATCTTCAGCTCAGTGCTTTGGTAAGTGAAATTCTCAATAATAATCGCACTTCTACATCTACGTTAGGGTACAGATACGACACCGTACCTAAAACAGAGATAGTTAGAAATATAGCACCATAATGCCTAAATTTGCCCAGGGTCGATTTGATATGAAAAACCCTGACAAATATGTCGGGAAGAAAACTCCTTTGGCTCGCAGCAGCTGGGAATTTGTCTTTATGCGGATGCTAGACGAGCACCAAGGTGTTGAAAAATGGGCTAGCGAAAGTATACAAATTCCCTATCGCTGCCCACTAACAGGCAAGTATACAATATACGTTCCGGATTTTTTCATAGTTTACAACGATAAGAATGGTGCGAAGCATACAGAAGTTGTTGAGGTTAAGCCAGAAAGTCAAACGGTATTAGAAAAGGTTGGCAAAAGCAGATATAATCAAGAACAATATATAAAAAACATGGCAAAATGGGAAGCCGCTAATGCTTGGTGTAAACAGCAAGGTATCAAGTTTCGCGTGGTAAATGAAGGTGAGATTTTCCATCAGGGTGGAAAGCGTAGATAAGTACATTATGACTAAAAAATTAGAAGAATTATTTAATCTAGAAGATGCAGCAGAACCAGTAATTGAGCCCATCTCAATAGTAAAAACACACGACGAAGTTAACAGTCTCAACGACAGCTATAAAGCAGTTGAAGAAATTACTCGCGGATTGCCACAGATTAAAGAACTTGACAATCTAGACGATGCTGAACTAGACGGCTTGGCAGTAAAAGCCGAAAAGGCCTACGACGATCTAATGGATCTAGGCATGAATGTAGAAGTACGTTATGCTAGCCGTATTTTTGAAGTAGCAAGCTCTATGATGGGCAACGCTATCACGGCTAAAACTGCTAAAATTGACAAAAAACTCAAAGCTATCGATTTACAAATGAAGAAATATAAAATCGATAAAGACAACAACGAAGACCCCAATGACGTTATTAATGGCCAAGGCTACATCATTACTGACCGCAATGAGCTACTCAAGAAACTAGGTCAAAAGGACTAAATACAGTTATGAAGACTTTTAAAGATTATCTTGCTGAAAGCAAAAAAGTATACGACTTTAAAATTAAAGTTGCAGGCGAATTGCCTGAAAAATTTCAAGAAACTCTAAAAGAGAAGCTTGGACGTTGTGGAGTTAAAACCTGTGAAAAAGTTTCTACAACACCAATACAGGCACTACCTTTAGACTTTCCAGATCATCCAAACTGCGAAGTTACAATTTTTGAAGTGGTGTGTGAGTATCCGATTACTTCACCAGAAATTGCCAACGATATCGCATCGATGGGTGTTGCAGCATCGTGTTTCCGTGTGCGTGGCGCAAATGAGCCTGTTGAACACGAAGATATTTTTGCCGCAATTGAACCAAGCGGCAAAGCATTATTAGCAGATGGTCAGTACAAAGAAGCTGACAAGGTCAAGGTTAAAGATTATTTTGGTGATGAATTTAATAAAACATTTTTAAAAGATTTAGAAAAAACAACTAAAGCTACTAAGAAAGAAAAAGGCATTAACCAAGAATATAAAGTTTCAAAAACAAAATTAGATAACAGCGGACAAAAGAGTCCCATCGGGAGTAAGTAATGAATTTTCAAGATTTAATGAACAAGATGCGTGAGCTTGATGCTCCGGTTACAGAAGCATCAGTTGAGGAATGTGGCGAACCAATGGGCATGACACCTCCAGCAGCAGAGCATACTACTCCGCCGTCGATGAGTGTTAATTTAAATGCTCAAGGTATGGACGACATTGCCGAGTTAATGAAGTTAATTACCAAAGTAAACCCAGACATGGAAAAACCAGCAGGCGGATTGCCTAGCCTAGTTCCTCCTGGACCATCAATTACGCCAAGCCTTCCTCCATTGAAAATGTTACCTGACTTAGACGCTGATAACGACGAAATGCCAGGCGGCGAAATGGACAAAGATGATAGCCCTGTTGCATCCATTCAGAAAGCCATGGGTGATGTTGACGGCGACGGAGATCATGACATGGATGATCACGATGCTGAAAAAGATCAAGAAGATGAAGCTACTGATCCAGATTCTGGCGATGACGAAGATAACTATCGTAACTACGGATCAGATAATGACGGTGCAGCCGAAGATCCAAAAGGATACGACGATGATGATCAGAAAGAAGCAAGTCCAGCTGGATTTGATCAAGCTAGTACCAGTCCTGATCCTGAATTTCAAGATGCAGACTTTATGTTAAACAAGTTAGCTGGCGGGTTAAACCGACCAAAGACCATGCACAAGCATGGTTATCAGCAAGGTGACAATCCAATGGCAATGAATGATAGCGATCTACGTGCTAGTATTCGTGCAGAACTATTAACTAGACTAGCAGAAGCTAAAGCAAAATAATAGTTTATGAAATAACCAAATAGGCTCTACGGAGCCTATTTTTTTCAGTAAATAACAGTATGGCAAAATCACTAGACGGTAATTTAATCAAGAAAGCACATGCTCCTCAAAAATATACTTTAGAGGAAGTGAAGCATCTTGAAGCATGCATGGATCCAGTAACTGGTCCAATATACTTTGCTAAAAACTTTTTAAAAATCCAACATCCTGTACGAGGATCAATTCGTTTCGTTCCTTACGATTATCAAGAACGATTAATTGATGCATATCATAACAACAAACAATGTATTGCCATGTTGCCTCGTCAAATGGGCAAAACAACCTGTGCCTGTGCATACCTGTTATGGTTCACAATGTTTGTCCCAGAAGCACAGGTCCTTATCGCTGCACACAAATATGAAGGTGCACAGGATATTATGAATCGTTACCGTTTTGGTTACGAGAACTTGCCAGACTTTATTCGTGCTGGCGTTTATTCATATAATAGAAACACTATCGAATACGATAACGGAGCACGTATTCAAGCAGTAACAACTACAGAAAACACCGGTCGCGGTAAATCTCTTTCTTTGATTTACTGTGATGAGTTTGCGTTCGTACAACCTCCAGAAAAAGCCAAAGAGTTCTGGACTGCACTAAGCCCAACGCTATCGACAGGCGGTAAATGTATTATTACATCAACACCAAATTCAGACGAAGATCAGTTTGCTCTTATTTGGACTGAAGCTAACAAACGCTTTGACGAATTTGGTAATGAACAAAAGCTAGGCACCAACGGGTTCCACAGTTTCTTCGCACACTGGGCCGAACATCCAGATCGAGATGAAGAGTGGGCCAAGGTAGAACGTAGTAAGATCGGGGATGAAAGATTCCGTCGAGAGTTTGATTGTGAATTCTTGATCTTTGATGAAACCCTAATCAACGCAGTAAAACTTGCAGAACTTAAAGGCAGTGAGCCAACATTAACTATGGGACAAACACGCTGGTATAAAGATATTAATCCCCAGGCTACATATCTTGTATCTCTTGATCCTAGTCTAGGCACAGGTGGAGATAACGGTGCCATTCAAGTATTTGAAATGCCTACAATGGAGCAAACAGCAGAATGGTATCATAATCTAACTCCTGTACAAAGCCAGGTAAAGATACTGCGAGAAATTTGCACATATATTCAAGATCGCGGAGCAGAAAAAGGCGGTACACCGCAGATTTATTATAGCGTTGAAAACAACACACTAGGCGAAGCAGCACTGGTGTGTATTCAGAATATAGGGGAAGAACAGTTTCCAGGCCTATTTTTAAGTGAGCCAATTCGCAAGGGGCATGTGCGAAAATTCCGTAAGGGGTTTAATACTACTCACAAGAATAAGATTGCAGCCTGCAGTCAAGTTAAGCATTTAATTGAGCAACATAAAATGAAACTGCATTCTAAACCCCTAATTTCAGAGCTTAAAACCTTTGTAGCACACGGTGTGGGGTTTGGTGCTAAAACCGGTGAACACGATGATCTGGTAAGTGCTACGCTGTTAGTTGTACGCATGGCTGACATATTAAGCGACTGGGATCCCAAGATCTATGAAAAAATGACTGACAGAATTACCGAAGATCAGATGCCGATGCCGATCTTTGTATCAAGCATAATGTGATAAATATAACTATGGATGCAACAAACAATATCGCTACGGATTTATTTTACAAAATTAGAAGCCGCTTTACAGGCTTAAAATTAGGCGCCTCATCAGGCGAAGTAACTATTAATCCAGAAGAAGCACGTTTCTTTGATTTTGACTATCAAGAAGAAGGTAACACCATTGGGCATGTTAGTATCAGTTTAGCTGAAGATAACTCGATGAAAGTTTACTTTTCTACAGGAATTACAGAATCTATGAATCCAGGGGAAAAGAAAAATTGGTACAAATTTTTAAGAGAATTGCGTATGTTTGCTAAACGTAGATTAATGAGTTTTGATACTCGTGACATCACCAAAGACAATCTTGACAAAAAAGATTATGCATTTCTTAGTCAGCATAACAACCCCACAGCGCAAGCTAACACAACAACACCGGTCGGAGAAAGTGTAATGAATGAAAGCACACTATATGGCTCAAAAACAATGAGCTATCAGAAATTAGAAGATACAAGATTGATTATTAAACATAGTCAAGCACTAGCCGATGATATGGCACCAGGTGCAAGATCAAGAAACATTTCAGCATTGTTTGTTGAAAATGCAGACGGTGAAAGATTTAAATATCCTTTCATTCATTTAGCAGGTGCTCGTGCAATGCAACGCCACGTAGCCAACGGCGGCATGCCATATGATGATCTCGGTAAAAGCATTATTGGTATGAGTGAAGAAATTGCTCAACTAAAGAGTTTTGGCAATTATGTTGTTCGTAACGACCTAATGAATTCTGACACTAACGGTATTGTAGAACGCAGTTCAACAGCATTAAACAATCTACGTGAAACAATTGCAAAATTAGCAAAACAAGGCCACTATGAGGCGTATAGAGAATCATTCCAGACACAGCAACCAATGGAAGTTCCACAAGACGTAGTAGAAGATTTCACAGAAAAATTCACGGTTAAAAACTTTAAAGAAGATATCAAATCTGTATTTCCGGTATTGTACAGACTAATGAAAGAAGCTAATACCATAGGCTATGACGACATAGTCGCAATGACAACTCCAGAGGCTGTTGAAGGCGATCTAGAAGTTGTTGAGCATAATGATCCGTTTGCAGCATTTGAAAACTGGGCAATGAGCCTTGGCGAAGAAAGTGCAATCCAGAGCCAAGACCCAGAAGAACAAAGAGTTGCATTACAAGATTTACAAGATCTTGTTGGTCAACATTTTCCAGCAGGTGATGGCGGCATGAACGCTATACAAAGTCTAAAAGGCATCATCAACGATCCACAATTATATCAAGAAATTAAAAAACAAGCACAAGAAGAAGGTGACGACTCTTGTGTACGAGGCCTAGTAAAAGATTGGCTAGAAGACAATGCACCAGAAGTTGCAAATGAATTAGACTTCGGTGATTATGAAGAAGAAGGCGACAGCGAGCCAGATGACAATACTGACGACAGTTATGCATTGGCAAGTGCCGGTCACGGTAGTGACGAAGATTACGAAAGTGCTGAGCCCAAGACAGACGATGACGAACCGCCATTTGATCCAGATGAAAAATCATCATTTAAGAAGCCAAATAATCCTAACAGAACAGGCATGGACTCCGCTAAAGCATTGGCACAAAGAGGTCAAAAATTAAATGTAAAAGAAATTGCTGAATTTGTACATAGTTTCTATGACAGAGATTCAGGCACATTCCCTAAAGGCCCAGAAGGCGTTGCTACAATGGTAGGCAAGAAATTTGGTGAACAGGCAGAACACGTTGCTCGCAAATTTGTCGAAAGAATGGCCCCACAACAACAAGCCCCAGAAATATCAGAATTGGCACGTATTAGAGAATTAGCAGGCTATTAAAGATTGTTCGTTGCAGTTAGAGTGGATTAAGCACTCGAAAGAAGGACACTAGGTGTCCTTTCTTTTTGGCGAAATGAAATCAAACTTTCTTGTCAACTAACCATCTTACTAAAGCGTTGTATATATGCAGGAGGCATTTATGAACACGTTTTGTAATAAAGAAAAGCCAGGCAAGAACGAGCCGTATGTAAAGATTACACATTCCTTAAGAGTGGTTAGTCCGGACTGCGACACCAAACGATCTGGGCCTTGCAAGCTCCCTGCTAGTTCACTTAACCTCAAAGGAAAATAAAATGAACAAACTTATCGCAATTTTAGCAGTAGCACTATCTACATCAGTTTTTGCAGCAGATCCAGCAGCTAACAAAGCAACTGAAGTTGCCAAAGCCGATGCAACAAAAACAGCAGTAGCCAAGAAAGAGGCAGCGAAGCCTGCAAAAAGTACTCCTGTCAAGGACGAAAAGGCAGCAGCACCAGCTGCTAAGCCAGCCTCAAAGTAAACCGTTAGAGGTAGACGATCAGGACGACAATTATGACGAAGACATTGATTTTTATGTCGCATATCGTCGTCCTGAACTAGTCAAAGTCTGCTATAATTTATTAGACGATGACGAAGAATTACCAACACACATTACAGAGAGACTAGCTCAAATAAGAGCAATGGCACTGGAAAAATATAAAGAAGTCTGGGGTTGATTACTCCAGATTTTTTTTGGCAAAATAAATCAATAAAACAGCAGATAATCATTGACCTTGCTAAATAAAAAGCGCATAATAATACATGTGCATAAGGCATATAAACATTTTAGGCATAACATAGGAGGCATTTAAA